ATGAACGAGAATTGAAACGTCTCACCCTGACGAATGTTTAGGTTCTGGCGGAGTGACATCAGGCAGCACCCTCAGCAATAAATGCAGCAATGGCTTCAGATGCAGCGGGCTTGTTTGGATACTCGAAGCCGGTAAGCGATGTGGCCAGAGCGTGAATATCCTTGGCGGAAAGTTCTTCCCAATCTTCAGGGATATCCGGAACGGTCTGAGCAGCCTCAAAATCTTCCTTAAAGCCTTCAGGGACATTGGTGCCTGCATTGGCACCTACCAAATTGGCCGCGTTTTCAGGTGCCGCACCGGCGTCCTTGTTCGAAAGCGGTTCGCTGGGGTCTTCGCGCTGCAGGTCGGGGTCAGAAACGTAGCCCTCGGATGAAAGGCCAGCGACGTACTCTGTGGGGATATCGACAACGGTTCCCACGTAGGCAGTCTTGTTCTGGACATCTAGGCCGTCCGAATACTCGAACTCTTTTTCGATAAAGCATTTCATTTTGGATCTCCGGTTTGAAAAAAGCCGTGAGCGGTAAGGCCCACGGCTAAGTTGAGGTGCAGTCTAAGGCTGACTTAAGCCGGTGGGTTGGTGGTTGGGCGGGTATGCGGTGCGCCCAGAACACAAAGTACAGCCATCGGCGCGGCGGAAGCGTTCGCCACGACGTTGGTGATTTCGATGCTGATGTAGCGCTTGCCGCCAACGTAACCGATCTTCTTGGTGATGCTGTCATCTGAGAAGTCAAAGGCCATCAACGCCTCGGTGCCGATCAGGAAAGTGTCAGCGACCGCTGTGTGCTCGGTCTGTGTGTCGGTGTCGCCGTCTTTGACTTCTACGGTCCACGTTGCGTCAGCATCAACGAGAACGCCTGTCTGCAAAACAAAGGTGGCGGACTCGTAGCCTTTGGTGTCGATTGAACCGCTTTTTTGGGCGGTGCCGTCTGCAACTGCAATGGGCGCAATGGCGACCAGAGGGTTGATGTCGTTCATGAGATCACGGGATGCCATGTCTGTTCTCCTTTCGGGAGCTAAATGAAAAAAGGACGGGACCGAAGCCCCGCCCAATTAGCGTTTCAAGTTATGCGGTCAATTTATGCCTGACAGCGCAATTTCTTGAGGGCTTCAGGAAGAATGACCTTACCAGCAACACGCTTGCGCATGATGTAGCGGATCTTGCCGGAGGTGGCCTGAGTGAACGGGTCACGCAGCATTTCCATCGCAAGGCGGTCAATCCAAGTATAGGCGCGGCGCATGTCACCGTAGGCGATCGGGAAAGCACCGGCGCCTTGGTTAACCATGTCTGCCATTTCGACATATGGGTCGCCGTCAATTGAGTTTGGACGACCCTGCGCGAGACCAGCCTGCCAGATGTACTGACCTTGGCTGTCCTTCAGGCGGCGAACCTTGCCCATCGTGTTGCGGTTCATCAGGAATGTCGCATTCACCGCGTAAGCAGACTTGAGCGAATACTTCATGTCGAGGATACCGTCAGCCTGACCGTTTGCATCCGCAATAGTGGCAGCAGATCCAGAGTTGGAGATAGCTACGTCACTGTTCTGCATGTAGCCTTCAGGCTTGCCCACGCCGCTGCCGTTGACGAACGCCGCACCTTCAGCAAGCGCAAACTGTTCTGCCGATTCCATTTCGATTTCTTGCGGAATGTTGAAAACAGTGTCTTCAAGCATCTGGTTGGTGATGTCGATCAGCGCATAGAATTCGTGCGTATTGATCTCTTCAACGCCGTAGGTCAGGCCCTCAGTTTCGCTTTTGGTGCCTTGCTCAGCAACCCACTGCGCAGCGAACTGGCCGGTGCGCTTTGGAATTTCAACAGCCCGCAAGCCGGTCTGGCGAACACGAGCCAAGCTGCGCACAGGGCTGATTTCGATCACGGCCTTGATGATGTCACGGACCATTTCAATAGGCGCCAGATAGCCGCCTTCAGTGTTGGTGCTGATGTTCAGCGCCTTGTACTCAAGAACAGCATCAGCCAAAGCTTTCTGCTGCTCAGTAGACAGGTTTTGATCGCCGCGCTGGGCAGCGTTCACAACGGCATGGGCCCAGTCATTGCGCTTGAGCATCTTTGCGTCTTTGGTCTCAGGCTCAGAAGATTGGGTGCGATTCAAGATCGTTTCGATCCCGCCCATCTGCTTTTCCATATCGACCAGCGCTTGCTTCGTGCCTTCGAGCTGGGTCAGCTTTTGGTTCATGCCTTCAAAGCCGTCGAGTGTGCGCTCAATTTTGCTGAGCTTATCGTTTGTCACGACGTCATCGAATTTGCTTTCGATACCGGACAGGCGAGCATCGTTGGTCTTTTGGAACTCACCCCAAGCCCCCATGAATTCACCGATGGCCTTTTTGTCGAGGTCTTCAAGGTTGTTGCCCTTGTCCTCTTTGGTTTCAATGCGACGCGCTTGTGCGGGAGCGCCAGCCATATGGGCTGAGAATTTAGTACGAGACATGATGTCCCTCCTTTTTTGAAAAGATCAGGTGCGCAGAAGTGCGGTTGCCTGTTGGAGCATCTGGGAGAACCCAGCCTTGTCATCATCCACAGTTCCGGCATCCCGCGCGGTCGTGTTCAATGATTTGTAGCCGCCAGCGATAATCGCCTTGGCCTCTTGAGCGCTAAACCCAGCATCCCGCGTGAGGTAGCGTTCAAATTCTCTTTCAGTCGGAAGGCGACCATCATGCTTTACCAGCGTGATGCCTGCCGTCTGTTCCATTGGGAACGTGACAACTGAGATTTCCATGAGATCAACAGCGTGGAGCTTTCGAACGCCCGTGTTGACGTCATTCTCGTAACGTTTTGTGCGGTATCCTATGGAAAGACCGTCAATGGCTTGGTTCTTTAAGAGAATGTGGACCGTCTTAGCGAGGGGTATTTCCAAAAGAAGACGGCCCTTGACGTAAAGGCCAGTGCTGTCTTCGCGCATTTCGGTGAATTTACCGATGATGTCGCGAGGTGTGTGGTGAAAGAGCATCTTAACCTTATCGGCAGGCGTTTGGCTCAGGCTCTCCTCAAAGGCGCCAGCCATCATCATATCCATGCCCTGATCAACAACGCCAAAGTGAGAAGCGTAACCCTCAAACTCGCCTTCCGCGCTGACTTCCTTCATTTCAAGTGGCAATAATCCACCGAAATTGCCTTTGAAATAAGGCCCATCAACGAGACCGTCTTTTGTTTCTGGCCGTTTAAGCATTTGTCTCATCCTCGTTTTCAAGTTCTGGGTCGACGTCCAGTAAGTCATCGTCGGGCTCAGGCTCATCCTCAACCATGCCCAGCGCCGCCTCTACGACTTGCGCTTCAGTCATAGTCGGATCGAAGAGGCCGACGCTTTTCATGTAGCGCAGCAGCGGGGTCATTCCGGCTATAGGGACCGAAGCGACCAGAGCGGCAAGAACAGGCGCATTGATAGTCCTGAGCGAGTTCACGTCGCGGGGCCCGTATTGCAGCGCCTCGCGAACCTCTTCAACGTCCAAGATGCCCTTTTCGAGCAGGTCGGTGTAAGTCTTGCGCCGGATCTCACGCCGCGGCTCAAGTGATGGTATGCTGTCCATGTCAACGGAAAGCGTGAGGCCGTCGCCAAACAGCGGCACAAGCCAAACGTTTAACTCATCGACAACCGTAGAGATCAGCGGCAGGACTGTTTCTTCGTACAGCTCAAGCTTGGCCTCTTTGATGTTATTGAAGGTGGCCGCGCCCTTAACGATCAGAACGTGAGGGACGCCCCATGCAACGCAGATATCGCGTGCCGAATCCTGTTTGCCCTCGTTGAAATCCATGTCCTTTGGTGACAGGCCCATTTCCTCCCACTTGACGTTGCCGCCAAGAACCATCGGCGTGCCCGCATTGCTCGGCCCGCCGTGGCGCTTTTTCAATTCCCGCTCGGCTTTCTCGATGATCTCAGGTGGCGCGGCAATGTTCTGGCCATCGGAAGAAACCGTTTCAAACACCAAGGCGCCTGAAGGCCGCGCCCCGTTGTCGAGCAATGCCTTATTGTGGGCTGCGGCTGCATTGTTGCGATCAATGCCCGTGTGCGCTGGCTCAACGCGGCTGAGGCCGTACCAGTCATCCAGCGGGTGGAATTCGCGAAGGTGCAGAATGTCGCTTTGACCAGTCAGCACGTCGACCGGCCAGTCGATATCCCTGCCTGCCAAGCTCCATCGATAGGCCGATGGCGTGCCAAACTTGCCAGCGATGACTTGCATGCGATCTGGACGCTTCACCCAAAGCTCAGTTGGCGGCTTGTTGTTTGGCCCGACCTTCTCGATGTAGCTGTTTCCGGCCAGCATTAGGTACGTGTAAACGCTCTCCAAAAAGAACGCTTTGCCCGAGGCTGGCGATGGACGAGCCAACAAATCCAGCAGCGGGTGAGTCTCAACTTCTTTTCCGGCCGCATCGTGCAAGAGCCATCTTGGATACGACGCACACTGAGCGATCATCTTGGCGCAACGGTATCCGATCGCGTTTAACTGATACGCCTCAAGAGCAAAGTTTGCATAATCCCGCTCGGTCCAGACAGGCCGCCCAACGCCGTAAGGCATGAGGAGCGATCCTGCCGCTGAAGCTTTGGTCTCAAGGCCGGATCCAGTTTTCGCCTCAGTATTGGCTCCGGACACAAACCATGTGCTTGGCTTTAGAAGGCTCATTTAATCATCCCCGCCAACGTACCAAGTGACCTTTTTGGTGTTGACCAATTCCATGAACGCGCGTGAGAGAGCGTCAACTTGGTCTTTGAATTTGCCGCTTGGGAACAGTTCGAGTTCATCCAGAAATTCCTTGTTCCATTCGCCTTTGACAATCTTGATATTGCCCGCCTCAGCCTGCGCTGACACTGGCTCGGCCCGTGTTTCTTTGTCACCGCTTTCTGGCGATGCCCGATAGTTGTAACCAGCGACGGCCGCAACCAGCTGTTGTGCCCATACCTTACCACCGGCGCCCGGATCCTGCGGAAGAGAACCCCTTACTTCGTGGCAATCCTGATCATCCTGAGAGGCTGTGTTCTTGATCAAAGTTGTGACACCCGCAGCGCCAAGCTGGCCCCTTGTAACGTGTTCGACGTAGTAGGTGCCGATCCCGTCGTATCCAAGCCTCACACCCGCTGTGAACGCCGCCTCTTTGGTTTTAGACGCGGCCAAGTCCCACCCGCGAACGCTCGTAAGACCCGCTGGGGCCGCGCTAACGACCTCAAACCATTCCCGCTTGAACGTACCACCACCACGAGGCGCTGGACGCTGCTGAAGCTGGCCTGCTGCGGCGTATGTCCCCTCTGGCGCGATCTCGTCCAGCGATTGCTTGGTGAACCGCTTAGGGTTCAATAATTCTCCGGCTGTTTTGCGCGGATCCACAAACCCGATACTGGACCGGATTGGATGCGGGTGCTTTGGATCGTATCTCGCTGGCAGGCATAGATGATCCCAGCCCGTTTCGTGGGCCAGTATGTGGCCTGTCAGATCACCTTCGTGCAATCTCTGCATGATGACGACAAAGGCACCATTTATTGCGTCGTTCAATCGGCTCTTGATCGTTTCGTCCCACCAATCAATGACGATCTTTCGCTTGACTGGATATCTCGCGTCGTCCGCAGAGATCGGATCATCGATCACAATAATGTCGCCGCCCTCACCTGTTGAGGATGCGCCGCCAACGGAGGTCACCAGACGTTCGCCACCGCCAAAAATGCCCCATCGCTTCGTTGTGTTATTGTTTGGATCGATCCGCGGCTCGAACCGGTCCTGATACCACTTTGACGAAAGCAGCCTGTTGGCCTTTTTGTTGTCCCGCTCAGAAAGCGATGATCTGTAAGTGGCGAACAAATACTGCCGCCACGGGTTCTCGATCCAGTCCCAGCTTTGCCAGAATACGTTGCATGTGAGCGACTTTGTGTGCCGCGGCGGGATATTGATGATCAACCTGCGGATATCGCCCCGACTGACCGCCTGAAGGTGATCGGAAATCGCGTCCATATGCCAGTTGCGGACTTGCGGACGGGATTCAACCTGCCCCCAAGCCATAGACGAAAACTCGCCCAAGCTGCGGGTGCCGATCTCCCGTTCGATATTGAGCAGGTCTGTTTCATTCAGCATCAGCCACGGCGTCCGGCTCCACCATCGCGGCGCGGAGCTTGAGAAGGGTTTCGGTATCGAGCTTTGATGGATCAAAACTGGACGTCATGATTGGTATCGGACCGCCCTTTGGACCGGAGAGGTGATGGCCCTCGATATAGCCGCGCTCTTTCCCTTGGGTCTTGAGGAAAAATATAGTGAAGGTGACGTTGCCCTTCTTGATACCGAGCAGGAGTTTGGACTCTGCCAGATCCAGCATGTCCTCCCTGATATCAACTTGAGCCTGTTTGATCTCAGGGTTTCGGTTGATGTAATTCCGGACGCACATGGGTGTGCACTTGAGCATCCGCGCGGCGCCCGAGACGATACCGGCTGCAGAATTCAGCGCCTTGATGATCTCTTCGTTGGTATATTCTGGTTTACGCATCGTCTTACCGCCTTCGGTTTTCTTTACATATCTGCAATTTGAGAGTTGCACTTATAGCGTTAACCGCTATCTATATTTCATATCGAAAGACAAACCCCTGACCTTATTGAACAAGGATCTAAGCAATGAAAAACCCACACGAGACTTTCTGCCTTGATAATGCCTCATCGTTCACCGCTGTTCGCGGCTTGGGTCGCAATCGCATCCGCACAGAGCACGACACAAAAGACGACGCTATGATCGAAGCCAAGAAATATGGCGACGGCCGCACCATGATTTATGCGGTCACCGACCTCGGCAGCAGCGCCCACATCTGCAACGCCTAAGACTTCTTGTGCGCTTGCCGAATAATTTTCGGGGCGCAGGCGTTCCAGTTGACGCGGTGGTGAAGTCTGGCGTGGCCCTCTGTCTTTGTGCCGCCCTTTGCTCCGCCGTCCTTCAATGCCCCAACCTTGACGGCACTTGGGCAAAACATGACGCTGTAGAACGATTTCAGGTAAGTTCCCATTGACAGGTAAATGTCAGTCAGGCCTCCGCTGTTTGCCTGCGTCGCGCCTTGGTTTACTTGAGCAGCGACTACAGTAAGAAACGGCGTTCCAGACCTTTGCAGCGAGGTGTAAGCCGTCGTGTCTTCATTTATTCGACCGTTGAACTTAAAGGGCCTGTCGGTCTTGCAAATAAAGGCGTTCATAGCCTTTCGTTTTGAACCGTTTGTTTTCATGCTGGCACCGCCGCCGATGTGGTCCCCACCTTGGGAAAGGGCAACC